TTCTTTCGTTGATTTCTTTCTGTCCTTCAATAATTAACATCAACATTTCTTTCTGTGTAAAACCATTATTTACAGGTAGATTATTCATATAATCCAATCCCAATCTTCTTCTTTGTAGTGATCAGGAACTTTAGGTTGTGCGATACCATCTAACCAAACTAAAAAAGTTCTAAGAAAGAAACCGAATATGAAACCAACTAGATAATCCATAATACGATTGTATCATAGGATTTTTTATTAAGGTTTAGGGTACTTATCTTTCGTAGTTTTTATTATAGCTTTCCAAGAATCAATACCATTATGGTAAATTTCATCAAGCTGGTCTGCTATTGATGGATATTCAGCAGCTCTATTTCTTTGATAAGCATTGTTGTCATATTCTGTTTGTAATCTAGTTTGCTCTGCTGTAATTTCTGCATCAGTAGGCTGTGTTATTTCTTCACTGTGCCATTCTTTTATTTCATCTTCTACCATAACTACCTGTGCAGTTGGCTCTAAACTTTTTATTGCATCATATTTAGTTATTGACATTATGCACCTATCTCTATAAGAGTAATAGTGTCTGTTTGTCCAGAAGTAGAAACGTAAACTGTATCTGCTGATTCTCCAGATTTATATTGTGTTTTATATGTAGTTGCAGAAGTTGTGTTTGGGCTATCTAAAAAAGTTGTACCCCAAGTCCAATATAAAACTAATGCTCCAGAGTGTGCTTGTGATCTTAAATATGGATTTAAAGTTTCTCCACCCCAAATATCAGTAGATGCTCTAACAAGTTTTACTCTAGCATCACAAGCTCCATCATTACCTCTTGATAATCCTAAGTTATGAGATAGAATTACAAGAACTTTACTTGATGTTGCACTAGGAGTTATATCAGCAGTTAAACCTGTATCAGCATAAGTTTGTGAGTTAGATGATGCTGCAGAACTTAAAGTTCCTTGTACAACTTGTAATACTTTACCTGTTGATAAACCACTAATAAAAGAACCAGCTATTGCACCATCTTTTATTGTTACTCCATCTACAACAACACCATTTGCAGAAGTTTTTTCTGATATTGTATCTACCTTTAATTCGCTAGACATTATTCAGCTAGTTCTTCCCAAGCTCCTGTGTTGTCATTCCAAACATAGTTTTTACCATCATCTGGCATATCAACTGGTGCTTTCCAGATCCATTTACTTTCATCTAAGATCCATTTACTATAAGGTTGTGGTGGATAAAATACATCATTTTCTGTATCATATGTATATCCTATACCAGCATAGTTCCCTCTAAAAGCAGTTCCTTCTCCACTATGTTCGTTAGCCATTGTGTTGTAAGAAGTTCTTTTACAAGTCTGACCTCTAAAGTCTGCGTACCAGGCTTCCCAATCAGCAAAGCCTTCTGGTAATCCCTCTGTAACATCTTCATCAATACCAGTAATTACTTCTGTTACTATGTTGTTATCGTTTAAAAATGCGTAATGTGCCATATCTACCTCCTATTATATCAACTAAATGTAATTGTACCTGTTCCTGCTGTAATTTCTAACACTGAATATGAACCAGTTGTACTTGCAGTTATTGTCAAACCAGATTGTGAATATGAAGATACATCAGCAGTAAGATACCTTAAAATAACAACTCCAGAACCTCCACTTCCACCAACATACGAAGCATCATCTCCAGAGTTTCCTCCTCCACCTCCACCTGTATTTGCAGTTCCTGATACTCCATTACCACCAGTATTTGCACCACCAGCACCTCCACCACCAGAGCCACCAGCACCTGGTTGTCTAGTTCCTGTATCAGCTCTTACTCCACCACCTCCACCACCAGCTCTAGTTACAGAACTTCCTGTAATTGATGATGCTACACCTGCACCACCATCACCACCATTATTATTTTGACCTCCTGCAGTTCCTGCAGCACCACCCACTGCACCAGCACCACCACCTCCACCACTAGGACCATAGTTTATACCTTGTCCATCATATCCACCACGACCACCACCATATCCTTGTGTAGCTATTGGTATTCCTGCTTGTCTTGTTACAGTTGTATCACCTGAATTAGTATATTGTCCACCAGAACCAGAACCTCCATCTTTAGGCATTCTTCTATATGTGTTAAAATCAAAACCACTACCACCTCCAACAGCAAGTATTGTTCCAAAATAAGTTGGTGAACCCATATATGTTGTTTCTTGACCAGTAGCACCTGCACCTATGGATATTGGATAGGCAATACCTTTTTCTATAAATATCTCTCTATTGTCAGCAGTAACTCCACCACCTGTATTTTCTCCAGCAACATTAGAAACATATCCACCTGCTCCACCTCCAGGACCACCATTAGCAGTAGCATAACTTGCACCACCTGCTCCACCTCCAGCAATAACTACATATTCCATATTAAAAGCATTAGGTCCACCTAAGTCTTGCCAAGCTGAACCTGTATATACTTGGACTTTACTGTCAGTGCTATTGTATATCATATCCCCAGCAGCAGAAGTCAAAGCATTTCTTTGAGTAGTTGTATAAGATTTTAAATTTAAAGAGTTATCTATAGCTACATTATTGCCATCATTTGTTGATATTTGATTTGTTTTTAATTCACTCATTATGCAAAGCTCACTGTTCCTGTTCCTGCTGTAATTACTACATATTTATCTGTACCAGTAGTTTGTTCTCCTCCTGTTTCAAAAGTTAATCCAGATTGTGAAATTGTAAATGTATTTGGATAACGAAGTATAACTACACCAGAACCACCTGCTGCACCTGCTCTATCACCGACACCATTAAAAGCAGTACCTCCACCACCTCCACCAGTGTTTGCAGTTCCTGCAGTTCCAACACTATTTTTACCACCTGCACCACCTCCACCTGTAGCAGTTCCAGCAGTTCCATTACTTCCACCACCACCACCACCAGCTCTCTCAACAGCAGAGCCAGTAATACTAGAAGATACACCTGCTCCTCCATTACCAGCTTGTCCAGATGAGGCACTTCCACCAACTGAAGCAGCACCACCACCTCCACCTCCAGCTCTTGTAGTATTTGTGTTTTCTGAAGTAGCTGTTCCACTGCCACCTGCATATCCTTGATACAATTTACCAGAAGTTACAGTGCCAGGAGCATAATCAATAGAGGCTTGTCCACCTCCAGAACCACCATTTGTAGCATTGTAAAGATAATAATTTTTGTTACCTATCAAACCACCCCAAGTACCACCTGCTCCACCACCTTCTGCTGCAATATTAGCAAAATGTGTTGTATTACCTTCAAATCCTACAAATCTTCCTGCATCATTTGCTGCTGCACCTGCACCAATAGTTACGACTAAGTTAGTAGATACTGGTACATAAAAATCATTGGAATTAGAGTTACCTCCACCAGAGTTCTCACTAGCATAATGTGATAGATAACCACCAGCACCACCACCTCCACTATGACCAGTTCCAGACATACTACCACTAGAGCCTCCACCACCAATAACTACATAATCTACTTTTACTACTGCTGGTCCAAAATCTTCCCAAGCAGAACCATTGTATATTTGTGGTTTACTTGTTGTGCTGTTGTAGATCATATCCCCAGCAGCACTCGTTAGTGCATCTCTTTGTGTTGTAGTGTAAGATTTAAGATTTAGTGAATCATCAACTGATACATTATTACCAGAGTATTTACCTATAGAGTTTGTTTCTAATGTACTCATTATAAATCATTCCATTGTGTTGAATAAAATCTTACTTTGTTACTTGTTGTATTATAATATATATCTCCTGCTGTGTTTCCACTACCAGGATCAGAAGCTAAATTTTTTAAATTTAAAGCACAAGTTAAAGCAACATTATTGCCAGATACTTTTGATATTGTGTTTACTTTTACATTAGCCATTAGATAACGACCATTGTACCATTATTCGTAATTGTTCCTGTGATTGTTATAGGTCCTGCTAATACAGCACCTGTACTTGCTGGAACTGAATAGGTAGCAGCTTGTGTTTGATGATGTTGAAATATACCACCATTTGTTGTTAGCACGACACCTGCTTGATTCCAGTCAGCCATATCTGTATTGTCTAATTCATAGTGTATTCCGTTTGCTACACCATCTGATAATGTAAAGTCTGAATCTCCATCTATAAGTGCAGTTGCTGATCCTACTGATCCTGGTTGAAACTCACTAGCACTGTTGTTATAAACTAATACTTGTCCATCTGATACACCAGAAGTAGATACATTAGATAAATCACCAGCAGCTATTGTTATGTTTCCTGTGCCATCAAAAGATTGTCCTGCAATAGTTCTTGCTGTTTCTAATGCAGTAGCTGTTGCAGCGTTACCAGATGTGGCTTGATTACCTGCTGTATTGACACCTGGTAAGTCAATATTACCTGTACCATCAAAAGATACACCACCAATGTTTCTTGCAGTTTCTAAAGCTGTTGCAGTAGCTGCATTACCAGTAGTAGAACCAGATGTTCCAGAAACATTACCTGTTACATTACCTGTAAGGTTTGCTGTGATACTAGAAGGTAAACCTATAGTTACTGTATCTGTAGCACTTACTGCTACTTCTACTTCATTAGAAGT